TGCCGCTCTGGAAGTGGAGATGGAGACCGCTCGCATGGACACCCTGCTCAGCGGCGAGTATGACAACTCCCCCGCCATTCTCACCTTCCACGCCGGTGCCGGCGGCACTGAGGCTCAGGACTGGGCCCAGATGCTCTACCGCATGTACACCCGCTGGGCCGAGCGTCATGGCTTCACTTATCAGATTCTGGACTATCTGGACGGCGACGAAGCCGGCATCAAGTCCGCCACCATCCTCATTCAGGGCGAGAACGCCTACGGCTACCTCAAGGGCGAGCACGGTGTCCACCGTTTGGTGCGCGTCTCCCCCTTCGATGCCAATGCCCGCCGTCAGACCTCCTTTGCCGCTCTGGAAGTCATGCCCGAGATCCCCGATGACGTGGAAGTGGAGATTGATCCCAGCGACGTGGAGATGCAGGTCTACCGCGCCTCCGGCGCCGGCGGTCAGCATATCAACAAGACCTCCTCCGCCGTGCGTCTGATTCACAAGCCCACCGGCATCGTGGTGGCCTGCCAGACCGAACGCTCCCAGTTCCAGAACAAGGAGACCTGCTACCGTATGCTCCGTTCCAAGCTGGTCGAGCTGCAGATGCAGGCCCACGCGGAGAAGATCTCCGACCTCAAGGGCGTTCAGATGAAGATCGAGTGGGGCAGCCAGATCCGCTCCTACGTTTTCATGCCCTATCAGCTGGTCAAGGACAACCGCACCGCTCATGAGACCTCCAACATCAACGGCGTGATGGACGGCGACCTGGACGCCTTCATCAATGCCTATCTCACCGCCCTCGCCACCGGAAACTGGGCCACCAAGTAAACACGATTTAAGCCGCCCGGACATCCCGAAACGGGAATGCCGGGCGGCTTTTCTTACATCCATCCGTTCCGAAAGGAGTCTTGCCCATGCGCATCGCAGGCAGAGAAATTACCTATAAAACGCTCAGCGGAGAAAATCAGCCCACCATGGTCGTCCAGCCGGGTGAAATCTTCGCCGTGGACACCGAGCTCTGCTCCGGCGAGTGGCTCCAATCCATCGATGACCTCTGGTCCCGGGAAAAGTCTAATGGCCCCAATCCCTGCGTCTGTATCGGCGTAGAGGGTGCCGAGCCGGGCGACACTCTTGCCGTGGAGATTCTGGACATCGTTCCGGAAAATCTGGGTTATACCGCCATGTGCGACCAGGATCTGGTTTCCTCCATTCTCGGTCACCGCACCGAGATTCATCCCCGCACCCTTCGTATCGAAGACGGTTTCGTCCTCTGGAACGATACCCTCCGTCTCCCCATCCGGCCCATGGTGGGCACCATTGGAACCGCCGCACCCGAAGGGCTGCGCAGCAGCTATGCCGGTTATTTTGGCGGCAACATGGACATTCAGGAGGCCACAATCGGCACCACCCTGTATTTCCCCGTCTGCTTCCCGCTGGGCCTGCTTCATGTGGGCGACACCCACGCCATCCAGGGTGACGGTGAGATCGACTGTGCGGGCGGTGTGGAATGCCGCTCCAGGGTCACCCTTCGCGTTCAGGTCATCAAGGGCGGCATCGGTGCCAACTGCGTTTGGGCGGAGACCGACCGCGACCTGATGGCCATCGCCTGTCTCGATACCACCGACCGTTCCTTCACCTCCGCCTGCGGCGAGCTGATCCGTTTCATCCGTTCCCGCTACGAACTCTCCGAGGAGGAGTGCTACCAGCTTCTGGCGCAGGTCATGTCCGCCCGGTGCACACAATATGTAAATCCCACCAGTACCTATCTGTGTAAAGCCCCCAAGCACATCTTCGACTGCGCATTTCCCAAAAAGTGCGGATCATAACCTTCAAACGCCTCCGCCGGGATGGAAGTCCCGGCGGAGGCGTTTGTTTATTCGCTCAGCGCACCAGTTTCTCCAACTCCGCCCAGGTATATCCTTCGCTTTCAAGGTCATCCCATTTGGAGAACTTCTCACCGATCATCGCCCAGGTCACATACCAGAAAACGTATTCGATTCCCAGATGGCAGGGCAAAATGTCCTCAATGATCTTCTTCAGTTCCTCGTATCCGTCCGGTTCACCGGCCACATCCGGGAATACAATCTTCACCCGATTGGGAGTTTCTGTCTCGCTGGCCAGGGCATTGATACCGCAGCCGGTCAGATTATCGTTGATCGCCCGGAGGGTGAAAGAATCTCCACCAATACGCAGAAGAGCCGCCAGTGCCGTTCTGCGCTGCTGCACCGTCTCCGCCACGGGGCGGCGGGGCAGCAGGGTCTCGATTGCCGTCAGGCCGGTGTCTTCCGCAGTGCAAAGCAGCATCTCCCGTTCCACCTGATCCAGCCGCGCCCCGCACCCATCCAGCGCGCTTCCCTGCGCAGTCAGTTCCGCCGGAGAGAATCTGCCGCCCTCCAGATCATAGACCCCCAAAGGCCGCAGCAGTTCACGCAGATAGTCAGCATATCCCATCTCAGTTCATTTCCTCCACGCTCAGTGTTCCCAGCACAGGGAGGACGTCCTCCGCCACACTCACATCAGCAGCGGGAGCAGAGAAGGCATAGTTCTCCACACCGGGCACCTCAAAGACCGCAGCGCCCAACTGGGCCAGCAACAGATTTTTGCCCATCCGCTCGCCTCCAAAGCAGCCCGCAATGGCTTCTCGAACCGCACCCATCACACTCTGCGGCTCATAGCTGGGTGCCACCTTGACGGTCACAGATGTATTTACCGCGAGGATCTCCGGTCCACGCACCTGCACATCCACCGCGATTTCCCGCGCCTCCTCGAAGCGAGCCTGAATCTCGTTCAGAAGTTCCTGTGCTGGAACGCCGTCCTGTGCCGCTACAATCACATCAACGGTACCAATTCCCCTTGCGCGGGGAATCACCACAGCGGCACTCACTTCGTCAAAAGCAAGGGCCTGCTGCTCATAATAGGCCGCATTGGCACCGTTGGCCAGACGGCGATAAGTAGCCAGCACACGGCTGCGCAGAGTTTCGTCATCCTCATCATCCATGCCGCCGGAAAAAGCCTCCGGGTTGGTGCACAGTGCCACGCCCGCAGGAGCTACCGCCATCGTCAGGATGGTATTCTCCGCCGCATTGCCTGCCGCACCGGGCTCTACAGCCTTCGCCGGAACATCTACGTAAAGCTCTCCAGCGGTGAGAAAGCCTTTTCGGGTGGTCTCAAACCGCACCAGGCCCGCCGTCAGACAGACCGTTCCGACGGGGATCATCAGATCCTTCTGCAGCGCGGTGGGGATGGAAAATCGGATTTTTCCGGTTGCTGTGGCTGCTTTTTTTCGTTCAACACCCCGAAGTTCCGCATGGAAATCCAGAAACTCCCCCGTCGCAGTCTGAGGGAAGCATTGACGCTCCGTCCAGGCAGCCTGCAGGTACAGGGCATGAATCTGAGCCGCCACGGCATAGAAGCGCACGGCCAGGTCGCCGCCCGCCCCCGCCTCCAGGCCGGTATGCTCCGCAAAAATCTCTACCATCTCACGATAAATCTCATCAACTGTCTTCATTTCACACCTCCACCGTGATATCCATCAACTCGCCGTGATATCTCAAAGAAACCGCCACCGAAAGTCCTTCTCCCGCAGGGATAACCTTCACCTGCTCCACAGTCAGTTCCTCCTCGTCCCTCAGGGCTTCAGACACATACTGTCGGGCCAGGCTTTCCCGCTGACTTTCCTTGTGGCGGTGTAATTCAAACAGCCGGCTCCCCAGATCCGGCATCAGCGGGAAACCCCCTCTTCGCGCCGCAAGCTTGAACAGCACACGCTGGAGTAGCTCCTCCCCGCCCACGGCACGCACAAAACCGCCCTTTCCGTCCGGGAGATAGTCTCCATTTTTCAAAAGCAGTTCCATACTTCTCCCTCCTCTCAGCCGAACATCGAGCCCGCAACCTCGGCTGCAATACGACGAATCAGTTCTTCCAGCGTTTCATTTCCAAGCCTAAGAGAGCCGTCCACTTTTACATTCCCGGACAGAATGACACGTCCGTCCCGTTTCAGCGAAACTTCCGCTCCATCCGGGCCGGCCAGCCCGACCTCTCCCTCATCCAGATCAGACACGCAGGGCGTTCCCACCACGCACAGACCGTCTTCCGTCCGGACTACCAACACCTGTTCTCCCGCCGCCGGTCTCCAGTGATACCCACCGGGCGCATATACGCTCAGGCCTCGCCGTTCACTGTCCAGCTCCACAGCCACTTTCTCTCCCGAGATGGTCACAAGCCCACTGGCCGCCGCCTGTTCTTCTTTTTCCTGTTTCTGTTGTCTGGAAAGCCACATTTGTCTCGTTCTCCTCTCGGTTGATGCGCCTTACAGGATCAGATCGGTCTCGCCGAGAATCAGTTCCGTATACGCGCCCTTCTCATTCACTCCGGTTACCGCCTCTCGCACCCGATAGGTGCCGTTGGCCCCGAAGTCTGTTCTTCCGATTCTGACCAGATCCCCAGGGAATGCAAAAAAGGCAATTGGGATCGTAAGCTCACATTGTCTCTGCTCGGCCCGGGATGCTCTGAGTTGATAGTCTGCAGTATCCCGCATGACTGCGGCCGTTGTCCGGCCGCCGGTGGCAATCACTCTGCGGCACATACCGCCCCGGACCGTAAATTCCTCATCCCGCACGGTTTCCACCGCATCTCTGGTCTTGTCCCGCACCACAATCTGAGAGAGCACACCATATCGACTCTCCCCGTAGGACATCCGGGTCACCGGAACGTCATCCCACAACCTGACCGCCGTACTGTCCTCCCAGCCGGAGAGGATCAGATTCCCCTCCCGGTCAAATCTCGGCACCACTCCGTTGTGGTAGCAGGCAAAGTCCCGGATGACGCTCCATTCGCTCCGACCGCTGGTGACGGCAAAATTCGCCGCCGCGCGAAGTTCCTCTCCGCCCTTTACCTCAATCCCATAGGGCTCCACATGCTCACGCAGGATGTCGTTCACCGTGGCAAGCTGATACTCTACCGGAAGGGCCTCATTGTCCAGAAGCAGACCCTGCACGCCCCGTCCCGAGAGTTCCATACGACTGCCGGACAGATCCCTCACGCAACGATACTCATCCACGATTCCGGTAAACACACGTCTCCCATCCTCATCTGCGTAAAACCGAATCGCATCCGCCATCAGGCGCTCTTTGCCCGGCTCCCACACGCAGGTCAGGGTAAACGCATCACAGGGCTCTCCCAGCCCATAGGAAAACTCCCACTCCGTCACTTCGGGGAGGCGGTATTTTCTCCCATCCCAGCAGGTCACAAACGCATTCATCACATCACCCGCACCTTTTCTCCCACAAAGATCAGATTAGGATTTCTGATCTGCGGGTTTAAGGCGATCAGCTTGTCCAGGGCCACGCCGCAGTCCGCAGCGATCCCCCAAAGGGTCTCCCCTTTCACCACGGTGTGCCAGACCGACTCCTGCTTCGCCCTTTCCGGCTCATCTGCGATCTCTGGGGTCTGGTTACTGACCAGCACCGGCTCCGTGGCCGCCTGCCGGTGGTCCTCCCAAAAGACAAAGCTGTACTTTACATAGTCCGGTCTCGGCTCCTGTTCCAGCTTCAACTCCACCAGCCAGGCGGTGGTGGTGTCCCAGAGGGGATGTACCAACGTGCCGGGGGTCTCCTCGTAGAATCTGGTCGCCAATTCCTTGAATTGCTCATAGGCATTCTCACCCAGGAATTCGCCCTCCCCGCGCATAATGCGGCGGGTCAGGCCCAGATTCTGCATAGCATAGCGCCCGAAGGGGATCTTGCTCAGTGCCATTGTGCGTTCAAACTCGATGGAATACACTCTGGGATTGTGGGGCCAAACAAAACCCTTGTATCGCATGCTGGCTAACTTCATTTTCGTTCTCACCCTCCGTTACAGCGGACTCAGCCCGCCGTCATACCGCCGTGCATCCCGCTGGAACATCCTGTCCAGCGTCCGGGCATCCATCGCACCTGTGCCGAGCGCCCTCTCCGGCTCATTCAGATGCACCACAACATTTCGTATCCCTCGCTCAGACCCGTGCAGTCTCGGGACATTGATTCCAAAATACAGCTGTTCCGCTCCGGACATGCCCGTGTTCACGGTCTCATGCCACCGCTCCTGCGCCACGCCCTTGTAAAGTGCAGTCTCCCACTCCCGGAGCAACATCATTTTCTCCTCGCCGTCGGTCACTTCTCCGTTCCGGCCCGCCCATGCAGGTTCATCCATGCCCAGCATCATGGCGAGACTTCTCTCCTGTGCAGCGTATTCCTCTACGCGCTCCAGAATCATCTGCGCGACATCTCCCGGCTGCTCCCTTTTGGGGGCGGCCTTCGCATTCTGAGTGAAAAGGCTCTCTTCGTCGCCTTTCCCTGCACTTGCCGCGCTTGCCTTTCCTCCGCTCCTGTGCAGGGCTTCAGCCTCTTCGTTCTCCCGGAACACACCGGCCGGGGGAAGTTTCCCCCTCCGTGGAATCTCTATGACCTCATCCTTCTGCTCTTCGCCGTCCTCCACCAGGTCGAACAGCTCTTCCAAAATATCTGTCAGGGCTTCTCCCCCCGTTTCATCCGTTCAAAACGCTCCAGATCAAAGGCGGGGTTGATCCCCGCCCCCGACCTGTCGATCAGATCTCCGCATACCGGGCACCGCTCCTCCTCTGCCCGCCCCCGACAAGTGGGGCACAGGGCGTTCATCCGCTCCTCCTCGTCCAGAAGCAGATGCAGGGCACAGAGCAGGTAATCCCGGTCGGTCATTTCCCTTGCCTGCGCCGAGGAGGGAAGCACGCTAAAACTGCGGAGCACACGCCACTTAAGGCGCTCATAAGGCGCGTGCTCCAGGCTTTTTTTAGCGTGTCCACCCGCTCCTTTTCATCTTCGGGAGATGGATTTTCTCTCCGGTTGAACGCCGCCCATTGGCGGGACAGATCGGCAATCTCTTCCACGCGCAGCTTCTCCAGCACCTCTGCGCCGCTTCGGAATACAGGGATGCCGTCCCGCACCACCGCTTTGGCCAGCAGGCATGCATTGGAACATAGCGCCTTCTCCCGGTCCCGCTGCGCCATGGCAGCAGCCTCACGGCCCACCTCCAGGATCTCAAACGCAGTCAGCAGGCGCAGCTGCGTTCCATCCCCCAGCGGGAGGGTCTCACGGACCCGCCCCGCCAAAAGGATATTCAGACCCCGGTCGGTCATGCGGCAACCTCAATGCGCTTGGCAGCGGTGATGGTAACCTTCTCCACCACCATGGCGCCCAGCTCGCCATTTTCCTGGATTGCCTTCCACTCGCAGTCAGAGTAAATGACCTCGCGGTCGGGCTTACAGATGACCAGAGAGAAATGGTTCAGGCTGTAGAAGTCGATGCCGTCGGCGATGGCCTCGTCGGTAGCATACAGGCGCTTCAGCTCAATCTCATAATTGGGCTGGCCCTGAATGGTAGCCACAGGCTCGCTCTCGCCAAA